ATTTCAGAAACAGATAAAAAATTAGCACAAGATAGTATCTATAATAAAATTATTACACTAGTAGATGAAGAAGCAAAAACATGGGAAAGCAACCCTGCTAACAGAGGACAAACTTTTCCAAAAGAAGATAAAGTAAATGCTTACATAGCTTCTATTATGTCTAAAAATGCTACAGTATTTTATCCTTGGAAAGAAGAATTAGAATTAGGTGTTGGTTTAATTAACAATACAAATGTATTTCAAATAGACCAAGTTCCTCAATTTATGAAAGGTTATGAAAGATTTAAATTGTTAAAAAGATTAGGACAAGACAACAATCCTATTGCTGATTATTTAACAGGTAAAGAAGAAGTATTTTATGAAGGTGTTTTAGCTTTACAAAACAATGGAATGGAATTGAATGACGCTGTAGCAAAAATGTGGCAAGTACAAAATATGCCAAGTGCTGTAGCTATGTTTGAAAATCCTAATGATAAAATACAAAGTGAGATAGAACAAGCTTTTGACCAATGGTTTTTTGTTGGTGAAGATGGAGACGCAACGTTTGCTGTTCAAGAAGCAATTCGAATTGCAAAAACATTTAGACTTACTGGTGCTAACGAAAGTGATGCCATTACTAAAGCAATTAAAATGGTACAAAATTCTTACATTACTGTAGATGGTATTTTATGGAATAAAAGAAAAATGCCTGGTCTAAATGAAAATCAAACTTTTCATAAAGAATTAACAGAAAAATCTAAATTTTTATCAAATCATGTAGCCGAAAAATCTAACGGTTTTTATAAACAAAATGAATTAGTTTTAGCACCGTGGTTTGGAAATATGTTTGTTGTAATGGATAGAGGTTCTATGACCCCAGTAAGTATTGATGGTATGGCATATGCTTTTTCTTTTAACGAAGTATTTAATGGTAACTCTGAGTTTAACAAAAAATTCTTAGACGGCACACAATGGAATGAAAAATTAAAAGAACGAAATGAAAAAATGATTAAAATATTACAAGGTGTGGATGTGCCTACATTTGAAAACGTAGATGATATGAACGCCTATAATGAAATGAGAGAAGGATTTAAGGTGGTAACTGAATGAGCAATATAGATTTTGATTTTATATTAAAACAAGAAGGCTTTGAAACAACAGGCTACGTACCAGACGCAGAAAATTCAAACTCTGGAGTTACGATTGCTTCTGGTTTTGATTTAGGTGCAAGAGTTTTAAAAGATTTAAAAGGATTACCACAAGATATTATAGATGTATTAACACCATTTTTATCTTTAAGAGGTGCAGAAGCACAAGAAGTAGCTTCTAATTTAAATGTAAGTGAGGACCAGGCGAAAATAATTAATGAGTTTGCTAAAAGTGAAGCTATTACAAATCTTAAAACAGAATGGGAAAATACTACTGGTACATCGTTTGACGCTTTATCAAAAGAAAAAGCAACAGTTCTTGCTTCAGTAGCTTTTCAATACGGCAATTTAGAAAAAGCAACACCAAATTTTTGGAAACAAACTACAAGTGGTGATTGGGAAGGTGCTTATAATAATTTGTTAAATTTTGGAGACAGATATGAAACTAGAAGAAAAGACGAAGCTAACTATTTATTTCCAACGCTAAAAAAAACTGACACAACTTTAATTGATAACCAGTTAAAAGCAGACGCTTTACGTATGGATGGTTCATTGCCAGAAGTTATGATGAACCCTTATATAGATGATGAAGCTAAAACAGAAATTCTTAAAACAGAAACAGAAAATACTTTAGGTTCTGGTGTAGTAGAAGCTTCTGGAAATTTTATTTCTAATTTAGTAGATGATTTAAAACAAATAAATGAAGACTATGAAGAAACTGGTCAAACGGAATTAGAAAAATTAGAAACAGAACGTGCTGACGCACAGAAAAAAATACAAGTTAACGAAGCTGCATTTGAACAAGGTAAAAATGAATTTGTTTATGCTAATAAAGATGAAATTATAAAAGGTTTAGAAAAACAAAATGAAGAGTTAGAAAACTATGACCCTTTAGAAGGACATAAAAATCCTTCGTTCTTAGACCCAATGTTAGACATACCTGCTATTACGGCTAAAGAACAATTTGAAGTAGACAAAGTAAATCAAGAAGCAAAAGAAAAATTTGCAAAAGATACTTCGTATTTAGATATTGGTAAAGCAGCAATAGACCAAGAATGGATTACTTCGTGGCTATTAAAAAGTGCAGGTAGAGAAGACTTAGACCCTAATTATGAATTTGGTATTAATGATTTTGTATTAAGTAAAGAACAACAAGATGAATTAAAAAAAGATGTTAACCCAGATTATTGGGACGCTTTTGACAAAGCTACCTCAATGCCTGAGTTAATGAGAATAAAAGAAAAAATATTAGACGTACAAGAAAAAGAAAAGATATTAATGTCTAAAGGAATTGCTACAGGATTAACAGCAAGATTTCTTGCAGCAGTCCTGGACCCAACAGCTTGGGCAGCGGCGATTGCAACAGATGGAATCTTAGCGCCTGCAATTGTAATGCACAAAGCAACTCGTATTCAAAGAATTATTAGAGGTGGACTTGCGGCAGGAACTACAAACTTAGCAATTGAAGGTGCATTAGTTTCACAAAATCCTACATTAGGAACAAAAGAATTATTAATTGCAAGTGCGGCTGGATTTGTTTTAGGTGGGACTATAAGAGGATTAAAAAGTCGTAAAATGTCAGATGATGACAAAGCATTAAATAAAGCAATGGATGACTATGCGACTACTAAAGAAAAAGAAATTATTGATGAAACTGATGGTTTAGAAACAACAACCAAAGGTAATAAAAAATATGACGTTGCTAACAAAACAGAACAAGATGATTATGACAAAGTAGCTGACGAATATAATAAAGATTTAGCAGACAGAACAACAATAAGAACAGACGGTAACACAGAAATTAGAATGCCTGATGGTGAGGATGAATACATCATTACTAAAGACGGTAAAATTTATAAATGTGATTAAGGATAACAAATGGCAGAATGTAAAATTAAAGAAGAAAATCTAGAGTACACTGGCACAGACGAAAATGACGCTATGGCTGAGTTATATCAAAACTACATGGCAAAACAATTAATGGATGTGAAAGAAACTGGTGGTTTTCGTTTACCTATATTTGGTGAAATAGATTCTAAATATTGGAAATGGTTTAGATTTGATAGAGCAAGTGTTACGGATAAATCTAAAAATAAATTAGTTAGAGGTATATCTAATATTTTATATGAGTCGATTGGTAAGACTGGTAAAAATTGGGTTAGGTCTAAAACGATGTCTCAAGTTAAACAATTTGAATTAAACAGACAAAGAACTTTATACTACAGAAATTGGGTATCTAATTATGACGCTTGGTTAAAAGAAAATGGTTATAAAAGAATACATTTAGATGGCATTACTAAAAGACAAGAATTTAATGAATTAGTAGCTAGAGCAATTAGAGGTGAAGCAATTGAAAGTCCAGTAGTTAATAAAATGGCTAACTCTCAAAGACAACGTTATCAAGATTTACTTCAAAGAGCCAAAGACGCAGGTGTCAGAGGTGCTGATAAGATTGAAGAAAATTTTAATTATTTAACTAGAATTTATTCTAACGCTAAAATGTCTGCAATGGTGGATAAATTTACTGAAGCAAAAGTTATAAACTTTTTAGCTAAAGCAATGCGTGGTGGATTAAATGAAAAAGCAAATAAAAGAATAGCCAAGTATTTAGTTACAATTGTTAGAAAAACTAAAAGTGAATACCAAATGAACATTGGTGGAATACTTAATTCCAAGGCTGAAGATTTAAACAGAATATTAAGAGAACAAACAGATTTAAGCGCAGACGAAATTATGGAAATAACAAACGCTATATTTCCAAGTAAAGCAAGTACATCAAATATATTTAAAAGTAGAAGAGTTAAACTAGATGAAACATATTCTGATGGAGAAATGTCAGTTGCAGATTTTTTAGAAAATGATTCTGAAATATTATTTTTAAATTATGCAAACAATCTTACTGGTCAAATTGCATTAGCAGAAAGAGGCTTTAAATCACCGTCTGATTGGCAAAAAATGATGAGACAAGTAGAAAAAGAATATGACAACATGGGAATGCTTAAAGACACTGGAACTCCTAGAGACAATGAAATGGCAGCTCTACAAAGTGGTTATGACCATTTAATTGGAAGACCTTTAGAAGAAATGACAGGGAAAAAAAGAGGTTTTTCTACATTTGGAAGAATAATGAGAAAATATAATTTTGCTAGAATTATGAACCAAGTTGGTTTTGCTCAGTTAGCTGAGATAGGTGTATTGATTGCAAACGTTGGATTAAGACAAACAGTTACACATTTACCAGAAATGAGAAAACTTATTAAAAGATTAAAAAATGGTGACATAGATGATGAGTTTATGAGAGAAGCCGAAGAAGTTTTTGGTGGATTTGGAAGTGAAAGAATTATTAATCAAGTAGCTAATCAATCAGATGAATTTGGTGCAAGAGTGTCTACATCTAAAATTACAAAAATAGAAAGAGGACTTGACCATTTAAACAGAGTTACAGCAGATATTTCTGGAATGAATATTGTTAACATGGCTATGAAAAGAATTGCTTTAAAAGGTATGGTTCAAAAATGGGTTAACCAGGCATTTGGAGGAAAAGAAGCAATGACATTACAACGTGCTAGAGATTTAGGTATTTCTGACGTTATGTATAAAAGAATTTTAGACCAAATTAAAAAACACGCTGTTACTGAAGAAGGTGCATTAACAAAAAGAAAAATTAAAAGAATTAATATAGACAATTGGGCAGACCAAGAAGCTGCTGATATCTATGCTCATGCAATAAATAGATGGGGAAGAAGAACTATTCAAGAAAATGATATTGGTGAACAAATGTTTCTTGGTGGCTTTACAGACAGTACATTAGGAAAAATAATGTTTCAGTTTAGAGGATTTATGATGACAGCTTACGGAAAACATTTATTGCACGGATTAAAAATGAATGACGTTCAAGCTTACAAAGGTTTTGTAATGTCAACTATGTTTGCAGGAATGGCGTATGTTGCTCAAATACAAGCACAAGCATTGCTAATGACTGGAAGAGAAAGAAAGAAATTTTTAGAAAACAGATTAGGTAAAACAGAAGAAGAGATAATAAAAAATATTGCTAAAGCAGGATTTCAACGTTCAGCTTTTGCTTCTTTACTGCCTGCTACAATAGATAGTGGAATAGGAGTTTTTGGATTTGACCCTTTGTTTCACTATCGTTCAACTGGACTAGACTCAAATATTATAACTGGTAACCCAACGTATGACTTGTTATGGACTAAAGGTTTCTCACCTACAGGAGGTATAGCAAGAACAGCTAAATCTATGTGGGACAGTGATTATGACTTTTCACAGAAACAATTTAATGATTTAACTCAAATGTTTGTATTACAGAATGCTTTAGGTATTCAAAACGTTATTAGAAAAATAGGAAGTATGAACCTTCCAGAAAAACCCTAACCAATAAGTACCCATATTAGAAGAAGAAAAGGAGTGTATAAATGGCTAATTCATTTGTAAGATACACAGGAAATGGCTCAACCACACAATATGCAGTAAATTTTACATATCGTGACCAGGCTGACATTACTGTAACAATTAATGGTGTAGCTACAACTGCTTTCACTTACAACGCTTCTGGAACTCAGATTACTTTTAACACGGCACCGGCTTCGGCAAGTGCTATTGAAATTAGACGTAGAACAAGTCAAGCTTCAAGATTAGTTGATTATGCGGCAGGTTCAGTTCTTACAGAGAATGATTTAGATACTGACTCAAACCAAGCTTTCTTTATGGGACAAGAAGCTATTGATGACGCAGGTGATGTAATCAAACTAGACGCTTCAAATTTTCAATGGGATGTACAAAATAAAAGACTTACAAATGTTGCAGACCCAGTAAATAATACTGATGGCGTTAACAAACAATTTATTTCAACCAACTTACCAAACATAACTACAGTAGCAGGTATATCTGGAAACGTCACTACTGTTGCAGGAATTTCAGCTAATGTTACTTCAGTAGCAAGTAATTCTGCAAACATTAATACAGTAGCAACTAACATAGCTAATGTTAATACAGTGGCTTCAGATATTGCTAAAGTAATTGTTGTGGCAAATGATTTAAACGAAACAGTTTCAGAAATAGAAACTGCTGCGTTAGAC